AGCCAATTTTTGTTGTTCAGAAGTACAGGCTCGCGCCATGATTTCTCCATCTTTGATAGCTTTTTCCATTCTCTTCTCCCAATCGGCGGGAGACATGTTAAAATTGTCATGCAATTCAACAACATGATTAGATAAGCGAAAGAAAAGGAAGATTCTAAAATGCGAACCTCAGTTTCGAACGATTTTGCTTCGTTCTTGCCCAAGAAAAGTACACTCCAATCACCAGACACAATTTGTGCCCAATGTCCATAAACAAATTCACACACATTAAAGATTGATTCAATCACATCCTTTGTTGCGGGAATAGTTTTTTGGAACAGTTTGTACTGTCTTATTACAGTCTTGACGTCAATAGACTCAAAGCTCACCATTTTCATAAGAGAGCCATAAAGAGTCGTAACTTTGACAAAGAACTCTGAAACTTTAGTCCAGAGTTCATCATTCACCAAAGAATCAGTGGATTCGAAAATTCTCAGAAAGAAGTCCTTTATCTCAGAGTATCCACTCTGAGCAGTAACCATCTGAAAAATCGCCGTAAAACTAGCGAAAACGTAATCCACATATTCCTTTGGGAAGTGACGTGTGATGAAAGATGTGAGGTTTATAGATATGCTTGTCCATGAGGAATTAGCATAGATGTTGTACAATGTTGTCGTTAAATCCACGACAAAAGCCAACAATTCTTCACCCACAACTTCGCGGGCAGCTTTCAGATACTCTATAAAGCTGTTTAAGCTCTTCAAGAGATCGGGTAAGTCGAAATCGCCTGAATGCGCGGTTATAGAACGACAGCGCATCTTCTTTTTTAGACGACTCAACTCATCAACTAGGTCCATTAACTCAGGAGGGTTTTTGTTTCCACAAACTCTCCGGAGATTTGCAATCTGGGACTTCAGTAAGTCCATTTCAGATGCTATTTTCCTAGAAACTTTTTGACATTGATTCTTACGAGAAGCTTTACTGCGGTTATGTTTACCACGGCACAACTCCTTGTAAGTCGGGAAATCCATCCCTGACGATTCTGTGACATCGCCAAACGTTTGTAATGTTTGTTTATTTGTGTAAAAAGCTGGTCAAAACAAAACCTCCGCCGAAGCAGAGGGGTTCCGGTAACCAAATCCGAAACAATTATCACCCATTACAGGCGGGTTTCCATTTTTCTAGATATTTGCACAGAGGTCCTTTCACGGATTACTACGGACTTGTACTACACTATAATGGAATAGTGCTAAGCTTTTCACCATTACGGCCAAGGGAAGCTAACTTGCTTACATCTCCTACCATCCATATGCATCATCTCTGATAGCATACAAACTTTCTATAATAGGTAGACACAGGTTACTCTCAACTCATACACGCCAAGAGAGAAAAATCACAAAAGTAAAATTAGAAGTGGGATCGCCACTTC